ATCCATTAGTATTTGTTTTTGCGCAACACTGTGTTATAATTACAGAGTGTTCGATATTCTACAGTTAATTCCGGGCAAGAAAAAACTCACGCAAAGCGGCTGGCATAGTTTCAATGCAGTCTGCTGCCATTATCGTGGGCATACAGTAGACAAGCGAGGTCGCGGAGGCATAAAATTTGCTGACGGTGACAACTGGAGTTATCATTGTTTCAATTGTGGATTCAAGAGTGGGTTCACATTAGGCAAGTCTATCACACGAAATACAAGGCAACTATTGAACTATCTTGGCATGGATAAAGAACAGATAGACAGATACAGTTTTGAGAGCCTGCAGCACAAAGACTTATTAGACTTCACGAAAGTTAAAAAAGAAAAGAAGAAGATAAAGTTCAAAGAAATGCCATTGCCAATTGCAGAATTGCTAGATATCAATAACACAAATCATAGACCTTTCATTGATTATCTGCAAAAGCGCAAGATATCATATTGTGATTATCCATTCATGTGTACTCCGGATGAAGATGGTCGTCAAGCGAATCGTGTGATCATACCATTCACATATGAAAATAAGATAGTAGGACACACTAGCAGATATCTTGATGATCGCAAGCCTAAGTTCATCAGCGAACAACAAAGTGGATATCTGTTTGGAGTTGACTTACAGAAACCAGAATGGCAAGTATGCATCGTTGTTGAAGGTATATTCGATGCACTTAGCATAAATGGTTGCGCATTGACTACAAATGCTATTAATGATGAGCAAGCAGAGATATTGAGGAATTTAAATAGGAAGATCATAGTTGTGCCAGATCAAGATAAAAGTGGCATGGATGTGATCAATCGCGCATTAGATTTGGGCTTTTATGTCAGCATGCCTGACTGGGAAGAAGGCATAAAAGATGTAAACGATGCAGTGATAAAATATGGCAAACTGCCTACATTACTAAGTATCTTGCAGTCGGCAACGAATAGCAAGATCAAGACAGAGATAAAGAGGAAACAACTTGACAAACGACTACAACATTGATGTACAAAAACTATTTCTACAGATGATGGTAACAAACGCGGAACTCTATACCCGCGTGATGAATATTATGAACGCAGCAAACTTTGATCGCAGATTGCGACCGGTAGCAGAGTTCATAATGGATCATACTAAAAAATATAATGTAATGCCCGATCCAATACAGATCAAGGCTACTACAGAGATTGCTATAGATGCTATCCCAGAACTAGATGAAGGTCATTACGACTGGTTTCTAGAAGAATTTGAAAAATTCACTAAACGACAAGAACTTGAGAGGGCTATTCTTAAGAGTGCTGATCATCTTGAGAAGGGCGAATATGGACCTGTAGAGAAATTGATCAAAGATGCAGTTCAGATTTCTCTACAGAAGGACATGGGTACAGATTACTTTGCTGATCCAAGAGCAAGATTGATGGCATTGAAGACTAACAATGGTCAAAACAGCACAGGCTGGCCTACACTTGATCAAAAGTTGTATGGCGGATTCAATCGCGGCGAACTACAAATCTTTGCAGGTGGTTCAGGCTCAGGTAAGAGTTTGATCATGCAGAATCTAGCAGTCAACTGGACTCAGAATGGATTGAGTGGTGTTTATGTCACACTAGAATTGAGTGAGGGTCTTTGTGCTATGCGTATCGATAGTATGATGACTGACACAAATAGCCGAGAGATTTTCAAAGATATCGACAATGTTGAGATGAAAGTCAAGATGGTCGCAAAGAAGGCTGGGCAGTTGCGCATCAAGTACATGCCTGCACAAAGCAATGTTAATGATATCAGAGCATATGTAAAAGAATTACAGATACAGACAGGTATGCGTGTTGACTTTTTGTGTATCGACTATCTTGACTTGATCATGCCAGTCAGCGCAAAGGTAAGTCCTAGCGATTTGTTCGTCAAGGACAAATATGTTAGTGAAGAACTACGAAACTTAGCAAAGGAATTAAATGTCTTATTCGTCACAGCAAGTCAACTTAACAGATCAGCAGTCGAAGAAATCGAATTTGATCACAGCCATATCTCGGGTGGTATTAGTAAGATTAATACTGCGGACAATGTGTTTGGTATTTTTACTAGCCGCAGTATGCGTGAGCGTGGGCTGTATCAGATACAACTGATGAAGACCCGTAGTAGTTCGGGCGTAGGTCAAAAGATTGAATTAAAATTTGATGTTGAGACTTTGCGTATAACTGATGAGGGTGAAGACACTAACTATAAACCGCAGCCCTCAGGTAGTCAACTTTTGAGTCAAGTCAAGGCCACAAGCCAAGTAGGGGCTGTAAATCAGGCTATAGAACAGACCGTAGAACCAGAGCAAAATAAGGTTACTGCCGATGTACAGAGCGCAAAATTGAAGAGTTTGCTGGCCTCACTAAAGAAATAAAAGATCCATTTCAAGATAAATATCTATATGGAAAAGCGTACAAAAACCCTTTTAGAAGAGTTAGAGGCTATTGGAAATAATCGTGACATGGGGCATATTATTGAAAGCCGTGCCCATAATGTCATAACCAGTGCTATTAACCTTATAGAACTTATCAACCGTAATTATAGTGCTGAGAAGGCAGAAGTGCTTGAAAGAAAACTTTTAGGGGCAATTAAGTCTAAAGACACACATCGTTTTTCTAGAACACTGAGGAAGAACCATGAGAATTGATGAACTTAATATGTTTCAAAATTTATTAGGACGCGGCAGCGAATTTAAGGGTAATGCGCCCGATACAGCAGGTGTTCCTGGGGCTATTGCAGGTAGCAAAAAGTCTGGCCTAAGCCGCGAAGATCAATTAACACAAGACATTTTCGTAAAGAAGTTCGTCACTAGAGGTCTTAATAGCATCAAGACTGCTGTAGAGCAGGGCATAGTAGACCTAAACCCCTCGGGCGCAGCGCCAGCAGCAGGTGCACAAGGTGCAGCAGAACCGGCAGCAGGCCCGCAAGGCGCGCCGGGAGCAGCACCCGCAGCCGGAGCAGCACCCGCAGCAGGCGCGCAAGGTGCAGCCGGCGCAGCCCCTGCCCCAGGATCAGCAGCCGGCGCCGCCGCTTCAGTAAAGAAAGGTCAAGCACCTGGTAACCAAGCAATTGCTACAGGTCAAAAGCAGGGCGTTGCTAAACCAGAAATTGATCAGAATGTAGACAAAATTGTTAGCGCAATGAGACAATTACAGCCCGCCGGCACTAAGCCTCTTCCCCCTGAAAGCAAGATGGCTAAAGAGATCGCAGCCGATCTAGGTAAGGTAAGCCTAAACAAAGATTATCTATTAAGAGTGGGCGACAGAATTCTCAAGGCAAACAATGCCGGATATGATGTAAAAGACTTACACAAGCAGTTCATGGCTCAACATGCTAAGGGCGTCAAGAATAAAAGCATTCAAGAAGAGAGAATGTTCCAGATCCTTGTCAAGTTGATCACAGAAGAAAAGTTTAGACAGAAAGTGCTTGAATCAGGACATCATCCTAGCATAGTCATCACAAAGTTTAAGACATTATTAGAGAATAGCACTAACGAAGGAATACTTGATAAAGTCAAGGGCTTCTTTGGAAAGAAACCAGCCGCGGCACCCGCACCGGCAGCAGCCCCAGCGGCACCGGCAGCAGGTGGTGCAGCAGCCCCAGCAGCAAATGCGCCGGCTGCCCCAGCAGCAAATGCGCCGGCTGCCCCAGCAGCGTCAGGTAAGCCATATATAGGTACATGGTTTAACGATACATTCATGAAGAATTTCTTGAAGGGTATCGACTTGACTGCGGCGATGCCACAGATACAAAAAATTCTTGACAACATGGGCAAGAGTTATAAGGGTGGTACTATCGCTAAAGACTTACAGAATATCGCTATGATTGCATTTGCACAAAGTGATATGGGTAAGACTCAAGACAAAAAAGCACCAGTCTAATATCATGAATTTTAGGAGTGAGGCAGAATTCTTTCAACATGTGAGAGAATCCTTAAGAAGACTACAAGCCGACGCAAGACAATTGCAAGAGGCTAAAGGTCATCTAGACCACCCTGAAGACTTGATAGTGCTTGACGGTACTGCCGGAGCCAATCGCGCACTTAAAGCGATACAAGACACAGCAAAAAATCCTAAGACTATCACAATCAAGTGGGATGGTTATCCTGCGTTGATATTTGGCCATGGTCCAGACGGTAAGTTTAGTATCATGGACAAGCATATGTTCAACAAGTCTGATGGAACAGGCAGAAAGATTTACAGCCCGCAGGATTTTATAAACTACGATAAAGCGAGGGGGGTGGACCGTGCTGAACTTAATGGGATTATTTCAAATATATGGGCAGGTTTACAAAAAGCAAGCGAAGGAACAACGGGTTACTACTGGGGCGACTTGCTCTTCGGTAATCCGCTCAAAGATGAAAAAGGCTTGTATAAATTCAGGGCGAATCCTAACGGTATAGCATATACTGTAGACGTTGATAGCGAGATAGGAAAATTGCTTACAGGTAAAAAAGCAGGTATAGCAGTACATCAATTTTTAAGCCCTGACGCCGCGACTACAGATGACGCCAGTCCATTAAACGGCACAATAGGACAGTTAAAAAATGATAGCGATGTGGCTATAGTTCCTAGTGCGATGCCTACTACTCCTAAGATCGATTTAGATAAATCATTAGTAAGTAATGTAAAATCTAGCATAGCAAAACATGGCGCGGCCGTAGAAAAACTATTATCTACTGCACCGCAAGCAAGAAATACATTTAATCAGTTATTCACGACCTTCATCAATAAGCAAATCGTTGCAGGGGATGTCAGCAATATGAGCGAGAAGTTCATGGACTACTTTGAGAGTAGACCCATGACTGCTAGCATGAAGCAAAAGTTGACAGACCACATCAATGCTAATAAAGCAGGTGTAGTTGGACTATTCACTATATGGGCTGCTGTCTACGCATTAAAACAAAATATAGTAGAGCAGTTAGCCGCAGCAGCGGAACAGAGTCCTGTCAAGGGCTATCTACAATCAGGCAAGCAGAGCCAAGAAGGATTCGTCAGTCAGGGTCTTAAGTTCGTAGACCGCATGGGATTTAGCGCCCAAAATCTTGCTGGCCAACGCTAGCCAAAACCAGGTTTTTTCTCCTAAGGCATAAATAATAGTATGAGCCTTAAGGGTTCACAACATTAGGAGATTTTAAAATGGCACAATTTACAAGAGTTAATGGTGATCTTAAGCCAGTTATGTGGCTTGACCAACCAGACTACACAAACACTGGCGTTAACGCTGTTTCTTCAGGTCTAACTGTACAGCCACAAGGCCCAAAGTTAGAGTACTTCACAGTAACTTTCACTGGCACAGGTACAACTGGCGCACAGGTTAATGCAACTATCCAGGCAATTCAGCAGTTAGCAACAGTTTACATCTATGAGTTCACAACTGACACTAATGACACATTAGCAGTTGCCATGTACCCAACAGGCGCATGGGGCGATGTAACAGCAACTGGCACTGGTACTCTAGATGCTGCTATCACTTCAGCAGCAGGCGAAGCAGTATCAATCGCAGCCTCAGCAACTTTCACTAACTAATAGTTAGTTTAAGTTAACAACAAAGGGCCCGAGATTTATTCTCGGGCTTTTTTGTGGCTGTAAATACAGGATGAGCCATAGGATTGCATGTTTCACTCTTTTTGATATCACTAAGACGGGTGTGTTGAACCGTGCTAGACCTAGCGTTGATATCACAGATAACAATGACTGGATGAGAAAACGCAATACTCAATGTAACTTTGATACGATATTACAAGTTATATCATTACGAGCGCAGCCTGATGTCACTAAGGACCCGCAATTAAAGTATCTGCAATTATCAGAGTATGAATATTTTGGATATACTCTCAAAGACAAAAATGTTCCTGTATGGAGTTTTGATTTTGAGATACAACACGCAGGTGTTTTTGAAGATGGCATTACAGAATTGGGCGCATTATACAAAGACTGTGACGGTGTCCCAATGATAAGATGCGACAGCATGTACCATAAAGCAGGGGATAAGTTAGATATAACTTCTACAACACGCAACATATATTTCGCTAAATATTAACATGAACAAGCAGAGTTTTTTCAAGGATATTAAAGAACTATTCATCGTGCAAGAAGACGATGGTAGTTATAATATATTCGGAACCTACCTTATCAAGAAACAGGGTGAACTGTATTTCGTATCAGTCATCAATGATCCAACCATATCAGCACTTGATTTTAGCAGTTTAAAATACGCTGTGACTTATTGTGTGTTTGATAAGAACAAGAAGACTAAAGAGAATAAGCGATTGTATGAACTAGACCGAACTATAGGGTCGTTGAATGTCAATATAGCGCAGCATGAGAAAATGCTGAAAAAATCAACATTACCTGATAAGTTCATATATGTCGCTAAACTCAGTGAAGAAAAGATAAGGAAACGCAAATTCATGCAGGAACTTGAGCAATATCTATCATTTTCCAAGCATCTACAGACCAACAAGTATAAAGAATATCAGGACATAAAGTAAAGGTATTCTGATAAATACATCTATTAATAATGGAATTATCACCATGAAACTAAACGATTTTGACAAAAAGCATGTTGCCCTAAAGGCACTTAAAGAGAATTTCGATGTCAGTTTTGATGTCACTAAACTTAGCCGCGCACAGACTAAATCTATGCTCGAAAGAGTTTATGGATTAATCAAGGAAGCGAAGGCTCAACCTGACTTCTATAAGAATCAGACACAACCTGCATTCATGAAACTTGTATTCATGTCACAGGCTTTGACCGAGCATTACAATACTACAAAAGAAGCCAAAATCGTTGTTGAGAACCAAGAAGTTGAAAAGTCACAGGTTATCCTTGCAGCACAAGACATGATCAATAGCCTTCAGAAGATGATCGAAGAAGTGAATGACATGCTTGTTAAGGAACTTCCTGCTCTGACTGATAGCATTCAAAGCGAGATCGGTGTCAATGAATCAGCAGCGTTCAATCAGGCTGCAAGCGAAGCATTGACAACATTGAATCAAACATTAAGCCAGAGCAAGCAATCATTGCAGGGCGCCATGAACAGTATGACTGGTCAAGGTGATATGGCAGCGTTAGGCGCAGCACCAGCTGGTGGCGAAGAGATGGCTGTAACTGATATCGCTGCACAGCCTGCACCAGGCGGTGGCGAAGAAATTGCAGGAGCAGAAGTCGCAGCAGATGTCGCACCTGAGATGCCAGCAGAAGAACCAGAAGCAGGTCCAGAAGGCGGAGTCGGCAGAGAAAAGAGGTAATTAATGCGCCTCTTTGAATTGGTTACTGATCCGCAATTAGTAAGATTGATCGCAGCAACAGATCAACTTAAAACTGCTTTGGATAATGGTCAGATAACAAAAAATATAACTGTGCAACAACTTAAAGATTTCTTTAAGAAGGTAAGTAATGGGCAGTTGATATTAAGCAGTGACGACTTATATAATCTTATAAAGAACAGACCTTTAAACACAGTCATTTCTAACATACAAGGAGATGAGGTAGTGTTCAAGGGTCTTACCCCAACACAAAAAACAGAACCTCCTCCCCCACCAGAACAGAGCAAAGATGTAGTTGATAAAATGGCACAAAATGCCATGAAATAATTGGATAACTATATCTAATATTAAATATCCACATGACTAGAAAAAAGTTGATGGTGTGTGGATGTAGTTTTAGTGCCACCACACTCAAAGAAGAATATATTGGAACACACTTTAGTGAGATTCTAGCCAAAAGGTTAGATTGGGATCTAGAGAATCTAGCCTACGCAGGTTGCAGCAACGGCGGCATACGGTTGCAAATCAGCGAAGTCATTAAGCAGAAACCTAATTTCGCTATCATAATACCTTCTTTTCATGATAGGACTGAGATTCCTATCAAAACACTAAAACTTGATTGGACTAAAGTATTATGGCATACTTTAGATATAATCACCAGAGGACCTTCAGAGTACGATCCTTTAAAGGGCTATGATAACATCAATCATAAAAATAACACTAACCCAACGTTGATATGTGAGAATTATAATAGCCTCGTACATAACTGGCATCATCCATATAGAAAAACATTACAGATAGGAGATGATGCACAGCAAGCAGTGAAAGATTATGTGTCACATCTATATGATAGTAGTTGGAAGAAACAACAAGATCAGTGGATCATAGAACAAGGCTGCTTAGAATTAGTAAAGAATAATATACCATTTATATTGATACCCACATTATCATTGTTTAATGGTGATATGAAAATGCCATTGCTAGACGAGAAATATTATACGACTGATCTAGCATATTGTCCATGTGCTACGCATGATAAACCAGAATTTAAATTCGGCGATTATGCCACAGAAGCAGACAATGATCCGGGATATCATACTAATCTAGCAGGACAAGTTTATCTTGCTGATATGTATCAGAAAATAATGAGAGAGCGTTGGAATATATGACAGACTTAGTTACAATAACATGCAACATAGAAAGACACTTGATGGTATTGCAAGCAGAAAGTGTGTTGAATTTTATGGAGCCCTGCACACATTGGGTAATCGTTAATGAGAAAAATGTAGATGTTCATGCTTGGCATGACATACTAAAGCCTTACTATAAGCATCACAAACTATATGTAATTCCCAGAAGATTTTTATTAGATGATGCTAGATTCGATGAACTGTCTGGACATGCCACACAGCAGGTATTAAAGATGCTTGTATCACGGTTAGTTCAAAAGGATTATCTATTGCTTGACGCAAAAAATTTTTTCGTACAACCATTTACTTTTTCAGTATATGATGACTTTATAGGTTCTGGATATCTTGAAAAATTAGTATATGACAAAGAAGAAGTAAGTGATGAAGTAGAAATGATCGATGTAGAAGATGCAGAAGAATCTGAACCGTTCTTTGTCTCACCCTTGCACAGCAAATACTGGCAGGGTACTATAAGTGTTTATATGGACAGACTAGGCATCTCTGAGATGCCTAAGTATTTCTTGGGTCCTAGAACGCCCTTTAAGATAGACTATAAATTGCTGACTGAAAGAGTCGATTTAGATAAATTTTTTGATGAGTTATTGTATTATGATGTAGATAAAACTATAGCGAATCCTAGCGAATTCTTGTTCTATAGCCTAGCAGTAAACGATAAGATACACCCAGGTGTTAACACTATGATGCGTGATGTACCAAAAATATCACACACATATTTCTTTGAGAATTTCCACGAAGATGCACCATTGATCGCTGATGCCTCTGCATTCGAAGATCCTAACAGCATCGTAAACACCGATGAGATCAAAGTGTTTGGTTTCCATCGCAGATTCTTAGAGATGTGCGGCCCAGAACATATCATGCAGATAAATCGCTATCTTACAAACAAAGGCTTCAAATACAGATTCATGTAACCATTTCTGTTGAGTTTTTGCAACAAAGTTTAGTATAATTACATATATGATTAAACTGACCGATACTGCCAAGAAAAAGTTTCTTGAGCAAATACAGCAAAGAGGAAGCGGGTTAGGTATAAGATTGGGAATAACTAAGACAGGCTGTAATGGTTATTCTTATAAAATCGAATTCGCTGACGAATGGAAAAGCGAAGATATGCTATCTATTCACGACAACCTATATGTATGGGTAACTAAAGACGCATACCCATATGTTAATGGTACAACTGTTGATTACATCAAGCAGGGATTAAATGAAAAATTTGAGTTCATCAATCCTAATGAATCAGCAAGATGCGGCTGCGGTGAGAGTTTTACAGTTTGATTTACTTACCTAACAAGTTCCCCTATAAAGAACTAAAAAGAGAAACAGTCAACGGGTCACGAAAATACATGACCCCGGATGGTCACGCAGTCCCTAGCGTCACTACTATATTAGATGCTACTAAGCCTGAAGAAAAGAAGAAGGCATTACAAGAGTGGCGTAAAAGAGTAGGCGAAGAGAAGGCCAAGCAGATCACTACTGAGGCTGCAGGTCGCGGTACCCGCATGCATAAGTGGCTTGAGAATCATGTCAAGACCGGTGATACAGGGCAGCCGGGAACGAATCCTTATAGCATACAGAGTCATCAGATGGCACAGACCATCATAGACAAAGGTTTGAGCAAATGTCAGGAATTTTG